GCGGCGGCCGCGGGATACGCGGCATCCATGACGGCCTGCAGCGAGCGGGCGAAGTCCTTGGCCGCGTTGGCGCCGGACTTCCCGGCGCGCGTGCGCTTCTTCTCGACCTCGACGAGCGCATCGATCTGCTTGCGCAGCGAGGCCTCCTGCTCGTCGGTCACCACGAGGCCGGCGGCCTCGAGCGCGATGATCTCCTTGCGGAGCCGGATGTCGGTCTCCTTGGCCTTGAGGCCGTGGCGGAGCTCGGCGGTCTCGTCGGCGAGGCGGCGCTCGAGCGCCCCGAGCGGGTCGATCGTCGCCTCGGCGGCGGCGGCGAGCCGGTCGTAGTAGGCGGCGGCTTGGTCGGCGGTGAGGTCGCCGGCGCGGACGGCTTGCGCAAGCGTCTCCTGCTGGTCGCTGAGGCGCGCGGTTGCGGCGGCGGCCGGGTCGGCGGCGGCGACCACGGCCTCCATCTCGTCGCGATACTTCTTGAGCGCCTCGACGGCGCGCTCGATCGCGCGGTTGAAGGTCGTCACGGCGCCGTCGACGACCGTCTGATTGATGGTCGCGGCCAGCCGCTTGAACATCTCGTCAGCCTGCTGGCCGCGCTCGATGAACAGGAGCAGGCGCGCCTCGGGGTCGAGGATCGACTCGGCGAGCGACATGTTCGCGCGCCGCGCCTCCTCCTTCGCCTTGTTCGACTTGTAGAGCTTCTCGGACTCGGTCAGCAGGATGTCGCCGAAGAGGTTGGTCTCGTCGGCGACGCCGCGGATCGCGTTCGCGGCCTGTCGGCTGCGCTTCTGGAACTCCTGCAGGTCCGCGTCGAACTCGGAGACGCGGCCGCCGAGTGAGTCGATGTCGTCGGCGAGCTGGCCGAACGACTCGGAGACGCCCTCGCCGACGGCGGCCACGGCGTCGGACACGGCGCCGACTGCGCTGGCGGCGACGCTGGCGAGCTTGCCGACGCCGGCGATCACGGGGCCCAGCGCGCCGAGGACCTTGCCGAGGACGTCGACGAGGCGGATCATGACGTCGACGAGCGGCCCCATCACGGGCTGCAGGTCGCCGGCGAACTGGATCAGCGTGTTGCGTAGCTTCGTCACGGCGTCGCCGACGGTCGGGACGGTCTTCCCAAACTTGTCGTTGAGCTCGCCCTCCGCCTTCTTGAACGACTCGATGATCGCCTTGCTGGTGATCTTCCCCTCGAACCCCATCTCTCGCAGCTTGCCGCGGGTGACGCCGAGGCCCTTGGCGATCACGTCGGCGACCGTGGGGAGCTGCTCGAGCACGGAGCGGAGCTCGTCGCCGCGCAGGGTGCCCGAGGCGAGGCCCTGCGATAGCTGGATCATGGCCGCGTTCGCCTCGTTCGCGCTCGCGCCGCTGATCTTCACGGCCTTCCCGAGCGAGTCGGTGAAGCTGAGGAGCTGCTCCTGGTTGATCCCGAGCTCGGCCGTGTTCGCCGCGAGCCGGCTGTAGAGCGCGGCGGTCCCCTCGAACGCGACGCGGTTCTCCTGGCTCTGCTCGTAGAGTCGGCGCTGGACGGCGTCGAGCTCCTCGGTCGAGTCGGTCACGACCGCGAGCTTGTTCCGGAGGTTGACGTAGGCGTCCGAGATGTCGACGACGCCCTTAGCGATCACGACGGCGCCGACGGCGGGCGCCAGCGCGCGCAGCGAGCTGGTCAGCGAGCGCGTCTGCGTGTCCATCTCGGTGAACATCGACGCGGCGCCGCGCGCCTCGTGGGCCATCCGGTTGAACCCGGAGATCGTGGCCTCGATCTCCTTGGCGGCGTTGGCCGCGGGCGTGGCGCCGCGCGGGGCGAAGCCCTTGGCGTTGACCTGCTGGAGGCCGGAGGCCTTGGCGAGCTCGGCGCGCAGGCTGGCGACGTCGCCGCTGGTCTCGCGGACGTTGCGGACGGCGCCCTTCGCGCTGAGGCCGGCGAGCTCGGCGCGCAGGCTGGCGACGTCGCTGTCGGCCTCGCGGGCGGCGCGCGCGACGGCCTGCAGGCTGCGCGCGGTGCTCGCCGCGGCCGCGGAGGCGGCGCGGTCGGAGCCCTTCGCGGCCGCGGCCATGCCGTCGCCGACCGACTTGGAGATCGACTCGCCGGCCTTCGCGGCTGTCTTCTCCAAGCTGGTGAGCTGCTTCGCGACCGCGTCGGTCCCGCGCGCGGCCTCCGTCGGGTCGACGGAGATGACGATCCGCAGGTTGTCGTCAGCCACGGCTGATCCCCTTCCTCGGGCGGCCCTTACCGGCGCCGCTGGCGCCGCCCTTCTTGCGCGCCTCGGCGGCCAGGCGCTCGAGGTGAGCGTCGTCGACGGCGCGGATCACGGTGCGGAAGTGGTCGGTCACGTCAGGGCTGAGGCCGAGGTGGTCGGCGTAGGCGGTGATGGCGCTGGCTGGGATCGGTGCGTTCGGGTAGCGGCGCTCGGTGGCCAGGTCGTTCCAGGCGGCGACGAGTAGGAGGTCGCCGGATCCGAGGTGAGGCCTCTCGTGGTACCAGGGTGGCGGCTTGGCGCCCTTCTTGATCGCGGCGTCGGCTGCGGGGAGGACGCGGGCGAACTTCGCCTCCCAGCCGAGCCGCGCTACGAGTTTCCCGCGACCTCCGCGGCGGGCTTGAGCTCCGGCGCGCCGGCCGGGCGGAAGGTGTCGGCGCTGTTGGCCGCGGAGAACAGGCGCTTGAGGTCGGGCAGCGCGCGATCGGCGAGCCACGCGGCGAGCTCGCGCGCGACCTCGGGCGAGTAGGCGACGGGGGCGCCGTCGTCGCCGACGAGGCCGGTCCAGCCGCGGATCCCGTGGTCGGCGATCGCGGGCGCCCACTCGCGGACCGCGGCGTCGTCCTCCTCCGGGGAGAGCGCGGCGAGGTCGACGTTGCGCCGGAGGCGCCACTCGTTGAAGAAGGCGACCCACCCGCGCGAGGCGGTGGTGAGCGGGGCGATCGTCAGCTCGACGCCGGGCAGCGAGCCGCAGCGGAACGCGGCGCGCGAGTCGGCGGTGACGATGTAACGGTCGTAGGCGGTGAACTTCACGGGCTGGATCCTCCGAAGGTAGAGAAGCGGCAGACGTCGGGCACCCGGTCTGCCAGCGGGCCCTTCCGGCGCGGGATCGCGCCGAGCCCGACGTCAGGCGCTCGGCAGGTAGGGGAACAGGGAGAACGACACCGAGTAGCCGAGCGACGTGTCGCGGTGCGCCTTGCAGGTGCCGGAGATCCGGACCTCCTCGTTCGGCGTGTACTCCTCGTCGCCACCCGTGATCTTCATCGCGGGGACGTCGATCACGAACCCGCCGTCCGGGTTGCGGAGCGCGACCTCCATGGTGACGGTCTCGTAGTCGCGGACCGCGGCGGCGAGGTCCGCGTCGGTGAACATCAGGGTCGCGTCGACGTCGACCAGCACGTTGCCGCGGTTGATCCCGACGGCTCCGAGGTTCGCCAGCGCCTTGCGCGGGCTGACCTGGTTGTTGATGTTGAGCGACAGGCTGGTGAAGTAGGTCGAGTAGCTGGTCTCGTCGGTCGCGGTGAGGCGGAGCCGCGCGAAGTCGCTGGCGCAGTTGAAGGCGGCGGTCTGCACCGGCTCGATCGCCGAGCTGGCGCCGCTGGCGCGCGACTCGGTGTGCGCCGGCGTGTCGGTTCCGACCATCGCGATCGCCATCGTGGCGAGCGAGGCGATCTCGAGGTTGATCGAGTACTCGTTGATGTGATTCCCCTCGGGGTACTTGTAGGCCGGCGTCGACGGCCCTCCGAGCGTCGGGTAGGCGAGCTCGGCCGAGTAGCTGCGGACGAGGTAGTCGGCGTGGTCGCGCGCCACGTTGCGGACGAACGGGCCGAACAGGAGCCACACGGCCTTCGTCGTGTTCGCCTCGGCGACGAACGTGGAGCCCTTCTTGTCGAGCGTGAGCAGGTTCGCGGCGGGGTCGAGCGCGATCCGCGCGAGCCCGCGGTTCGCGGCGGTCGTGAAGATCGACGAGGTGTCGTCCAGCTCGCCGCCGACCCACACGAACTGACCGCGCTGGAGGTCCCAGGCGGCGGCGGTGAAGTCGAAGGAGGTGCTGGTCAGGTTGCCGTTGGCGTCGACGTCGAGATCGCCGACGGCGGTCTCGAACCCGCAGACCTCGACGGTCGCGTTCTGCGTCGCCGGGATCGCGGCCTCGGCGACGAGGCCGGTCGTCTTGATCTCGGTCCCGGTCGAGGTGCCGGCGGCGACCTTCACGCCGTTGTTCTCGGGGTTGGCGAAGCCCTTGGCGACGAAGATCGTCCCGTCGGGGACGGCGCCGCCGCTGGCGACGGTGTAGCCGGTCGAGGTGACGGCGGTGACCACGAAGCGCGCGGGCCCGGTCTTGGTCGACCAGAGCGCTGCCTCGATCGTGTGGTAGAGCGTCTCCATCGTCAGCGGGAGCTCGACGTCCATCCCGCTGTCCAGGTCGACGACGGCGCCGGCCTCGCGCTGCTGGTTGGCCGAGATTACCTGCTGCTCGGCGTCGGTGAGCGACGCGCCAGCGCGGCCGATCGACGTGGGGAGCAACTGGCGCCACGTCGTACCCGCGACGCCCACGGAGCTCTCGACGGCGAGCGCGAGCGTCATATCGTTCGTCAGAACCTCGGACATGGCAGCCTCCTACTTGATCTCGTTGTAGGTGATGGGGATCTCGATCGACGTGATGGCCCAGCGGCCCCGGACGTCGCCGGGGCGGACGCGGCCGGCGAGGCCGACCACGTTGTCGAACCGGACGCCCTCGTAGACGGCGCGGGCGAGCTGGCCGAGCGTGCTGTCGCCGGCGGCGCCGGCGTCGGTGTCGCCGCGGCCGGCGTTCGACGGCGTCCCGATCTCGATGTACACGAGGTCGCGCCGGCGGAACATGCGGCCGCCGGGCGGCCCGAACGTGAGCTGATCGCTGTCGAGCTCGCGGATCTGGACGTAGGCGTACGCGGTGACCTCGTCGGAGATCGTGGCGAGCCCCTCGTTGTCGAACACGGTGATCGTGCGCTCCTCGCCGTTGTCGTCGACCCACTCGTCGACCCAGCGAAGTAGCACGGCCTCCCGGGCCTCGAGCGGCGTCGTCACGATCCGCTCCTGCCGTCGTCGCCGATCGACGCGACGCGACCGCCCCCGACGCGCGCGACGGCGCGGCGGACGGCGGCCTGGATGAACCCGGCGTGACGGGTCTGCGCGTTGACGTGGCCGACGTAGTGGGCGTTGTTCGAGATGTAGGCGATCGCGCGCGGGTCCTTCGACGCGGCGACGGAAGCGGCGCCGGCGGCGGCCTCGGAGAGGCTGACCGCGTCGGGACTGCCGCCGACCAGGCGAGTCGGCTCGCCGAGCGACGGGACGAACGACGCGCGCAGGAACCCGGTGTCGACCGGCGAGGCCGTCACCAGCTCGCCGTGGACCTCGAGCGTCAGGCGCGTGCGCGCCTCGGCGACGGCGCGCGCGACCCGGTCGAGCTGCTTGGCGACCTCGCGAGACGCCACGGGGTTACCCCCGCTGCTTCCCGCGCTGCTTCGCCTCGGGCGGCGGCGCGGCCGGCGCGGTGGGCGCGGTCGCTGCCTCGAGCTCGGCGAGCTCCTGCGCCTCGCGCGCCTCGGCGGCGGCCTTCGCCTCGGCGGCCTTGCTCGCCTCGAGCTCGGCGCGGCGCCGGCGCGCCATCGCGGCGAGGTCGGCGGGCGCCTTGCCCCAGTCGATCATGCGCGCGTTGTAGAGGCGGCGGACCATGACGGGGTCGGCGACGCCCTCGCGCGGGAACGGCTCGCCGGCGAGGTACTTGACGCCCTCGTAGACGAACTCGCTCGTGGCGTGCGCCTCGAACGCTTGCGGCTGCTGCGCGGTGGTCTGCATGGCTGGCGGTGCTCCTAGAAGGGTTCAGAGCGGGCCGGTGGTGACGAGGTGCCGATCAGGAGGCGGCGACGAGGATGTCCTGCAGCCAGAACCCCAGGTCCGCGGCGATCTTCTTCGTCTCGAGCGCGTGCTCGACCGTGTAGAGCTTGGCGCCGCCGGACAGCGGGATCGGCTCCTCGAAGATCGCGAGGCCGACCGAGCTGGCGCCGAGGTAGCCGGTCCAGTCGAAGTGGTAGGCGGCGCTCGGCTCGTCGAGCGACGGCCCGTCGGTCGCGTGGAGGCCGAGGACGCCGTCGCCGTCGAGGATGTAGTCGAAGGTCGAGGTGCTCGCGCCCGGCGCGCTGGTCGTGTGCGTCGCGTCGGCGACGAGGACCTGCTCGACCTCGAGGATCTGCGCGACGAGCTGGCGCGTGACGATCGACGGGTTGACCGCGGTGGCGCCCCCGTTGATGTACGCGAGGACGTTGGCGTGGTTGCGGAAGACGTCCCAGGCGTTGGCGCCGAACGCCAGGCGGTTGACCTTGAACCCGCCGGAGATCTTGTTCGTCTCCTTGATCGTCGCGGTGAGCTGCTCGATCGGCTTCGCCGAGGACGAGCGCCAGGTGAGGATCTGCGAGCCGGTCGGCGTCGCGTGGCCGGTCTTCTCGGTCGTCCACTTGCCGGTCCCCCAGCACTGCGAGCCGAACAGCCCTTCGCCGTGGAGCAGGCTCTTGCCGGAGAGGTAGCGGACTGCGGACTGGTCCGCGCGCGGGTTGTTGGCCATCTCGCGGGGGCCGACCTTCTTGGCGAGCGCGTAGACCTCGGTCCAGTAGGTCTTCTCGGTGCGCCCGTAGCCTCCCAGCGCGGCGGCGTCGCCGTCGCCGCGGACCTGCATCTCGTTGCGGCGGAAGTCGGCCTTGCTGTACTCCCAGAACTTGCCGCCCTGCTCCTGCACGGGAACCGCGGGGGCCATGAGCCGCGCGATGAACCCGTCGGACTTCACGACGTACTGAGCGCCGAGGTTGGAGAGCTCGCGCTCGATGAACTGCGCCGCGTCCGGCGACCCCTTGGCGATCTGCTCGATGCGTGCGGACATGGTCGTTGCTCCTGGTGTCGGTCGGTTCGGACGTGTCGTGGTTGGTGTTCAGGCTTCTGGGGCCGACCTGCGATCAGGTCGAGATCGCGGCGTTCAGGTGGCCGACGGTGCGCCACCGGGCGCCGGTCCACATGCCGCGCCAGTGGTCGCCCGCGGCCGGCGTGCCGCCGCTGCCGAGGTCGACGTCGATGCCGGTCGCCGAGCCGTCGGCCATGTAGAACAGGCCCGAGATCGTCTGGACGGGAACCGACCCGGCGGAGATGACCCACCAGAACGACTCCTGACCGGGGTAGATCCCCGACGGGATGATCGCGTCGTCGGTGCCGCTGACGGCGAGGTTGTGAACGGCCTTGAGCGGGTTCGCGGTCCCGGCGTCGGCGACGGTCTCGACGCCGGCGCACTGGAGGCGGACGCACTTCCAGCCGTCCGAGCGCCACTCGTACTCGACCTCTTGGCCGATGTCGGTGGCGGTGAACGACGCGGGGGTCGTCCCGCCGTCGGTGTTCGCGGTGACGGTGTCGGGCGTGATCGTGTTGCTGCCCGTCGAGCCGACGATCAGCCGCAGGATCTTGCGCTGGCCGACGTACAGGCCATCGGGCAGCGTGATGGCGTCGCTGGTCGCGACGAGCTCGGTGATGTGCGTGTAGACCGAGGCCTCGCCGGCGCCGGTCAGCGTCTCGACGCCGGACGCGCGCGTGACGACGAAGTTCGGCATCACCTGGATCACGGCGCGCTCGCCGCTCGCGGTCCCGCCACCGACGTAGAGGCCGCAGGCCTGGCCGTCGATGACGTCCTGCGCCGACGCGGCGACCGCGCGGCCCACGGAGTCGGACTTCACCGGGCCCGCGGTGACGGTCCCGCCGAGCTCCACCCACTCCGTGCCGGAGATGGTGACCGAGGCGGCGCGATCCGCCGCGGCCGGACTGTTCGTGCGGACGCCGATCACGCGGCCGCCTGCGCTGGCGTTCTCGATCTCGTTCGAGGCGTCCAGGTCGGCGAACCGATACTGCGTCGCGCTGAGGTCGCCCGACGAGCGGAAGGTGAGGGACTGGCCCGGCTGCGGCTGCGCGGTGGTCATGGTTCGTTCTCCGGTGCTGGTGCGTTGTCGTCGGGATCGTGTGCGCTACGCGCGGGTCAGGCGCGCGCGGCCTTGGCCCGCTTGTGGAGCGTCAGGTAGCGGTCGTTGGTCTGCAGCAGGTGCGCGCGCGCGGCGTCGACGGTCTCGCCGGTCGCCTTGGCGCGCTCCTGCGCCATCTTGGTCATCTGCTCGACCGGGTCGGTCGCGTCCTCGTCGGTCCCGCCGGCGAAGCCGGTCATCTTGAACGCGGGCGAGGCGGCGGCGTCGGCCGCGGCGATCGCGGACACCGCGCCCTTCCGCAGCTCGGGGTCCGCGATGCCCTCGGCCGCCTCGACGAGCGCGCAGCGCGCCTCGAGCGTCCCGGGCAGGTGCTTGGTCAGCTTCTCCGTGCGCTTCTCGAGCTCGACGCGCGCGGCCTTCTTCACGGCGGCGGCGGCGGCGGCCTCGGCGGCCTCGGCGGCCTTGAGCGCGGGGACCAGGATCCCGTGGGGGTCCATCGACTTGCGGATCACGCGGCCGTCCGCGGTCTTGAAGACCTCGGGGTCCGCCTCGTGCGCGGCCTTGACGATCGCGACGCGCTCGGCGTCGGACTTCTCGAGGAACGCCAGGCGGCCCTCCTCGTCGAGCCCGCGGAGGTGGGCGACCTGCTCGTCGGTCATCGCGGCGAACGCCTTGATCAGCTTCTTCGGGTCCATGGTCGGCTCCTGCGCGGTGGTCGGGGTCTGGGTCGGGGTCTGGGTCGGGGTCGTGTCGTGCGCGGCCTTGTCCGCCTGCACGGCGGGCGCGCGCGTCTTCTCGGCCGGCGCGCGCATGGCCACCGGCTCGGCGGCCTCGTCGGGATCGAGGGGCGCTATCTCACTGGGGGCGTACCAGCGGTGCGGCTCGGTCTCGCCGTCGAACAGGACGGCGCAGACGCCGGCCTCGCGCTCGACCACGGTCCCGCGGTTGCTGGCGTGCGCCATGTGCGCCTTGCCGTTGAGCACGCGCACTCGATCGCCGAGGTCGTAGGAGATGTAGACCTTCGCCGTGGGGCCGCCCTTGTCGAGCGGCTCGCGGACGCCGGTCCCGCCGATGCTGAACCCGGTGAGCTCGCCGGCGACGCACTTGGCGAAGACGTCCGGCGACGGCTTGACGGCGACCATCAGGCCGGAGGTGTCCGACTCGACGCCGAACGCCTTGGCGATCTCCGAGGTCATGGGCATCGCGAAGACCACGCGGCCGTGATCGGCCTCGTCGTGCTCGAGGTCCGACAGGCGCGCGCCCTGCATGAATTCGGCGGCGACCTTGACGATCTCGTCCTCGGCGATGACGTCGCCGTGGAGGTCGACGTAGTCCTCGCCCTGGTAGGTCGGGGTGAACGCCCACCCGAACACGAGGCCGAGCGCCTCCTCGGTCTTGACGATGCGCGCGGTCGCGCGGAGCTCGTCGCCGGCCGACTTGACGAGGACGAAGCGCGCCGTTTCCTGCGCGGGCTGGCCCACGGCGGAGATGAACTCCAGCGACTTGAGCCGGAGCCGGTGGGCCTTGGCCTTCGCCTTGTTCGTCACGCGCGCTGGAGAGCACAATCACCCGCGCGGGTGCAAGTGCGTTGCGTTCACGCGGCGCGGGCGCGCGGCATCGCGAGGAGCGGCCGCCCTTGTCGTGCCGGGGTTCGCCAGCGGCGCCGCGGCGGTCTGCGCCTTGGGCGGCACGAGGCGGGTCACGACGGCGCACCTACAGTTGACCGTCTCGGACAGAGGCGCGGCGGGGTCGTGCGGGAACATGATCGAGTACCCATCGCCGGTCGTGAACGGGATCCCGAACGGGCGCGTCTGGCCGCGCATCGCGCGGTGGCTGTCGCGCGTGCGCCGGTCGAACGTCTGGATCCACGTCCGCTCGACCTGTGCCGGGTCGATGTCGCCGTCGGCGATCGCCTGCGCCCAGCCCTCGATCGAGCCGAGGTGGACGGCGCGGAGCGTCTCGGTGCGCGCGATCGTCTCGGCGCGCAGCTTGAGCGCGCGCGCGGCGTAGGCGCGGACCATCTTGTCGATCTCGGCGCGCGTCAGGGCGCCCTTGCCGTGCGCGGCGCGGTTGATCAGCTTGTCGAACCGGCGATCGCGCAGGCGGCGCCCGAGCGCGTCGCCGAACGAGCCCTCCATGAGCGCGCGGCGGTAGGTCGCGACGTATCGGACCTGATTCGGCGCGAGGCTGATCGCGTCCTTGAACAGGCGCGCGGTCTGGCGCGGGTTGAGGCCTTCGCGCAGGCCTTCGCGGAGAACCTCTTGCACGAGCTGGCGCTGCTCGACGATGAGGTCGCGCGTCAGGCGACTGGCCATCGCGTCGAGTGCGTCGACGGCGCGATCGGATGCGGCGTCGAGTGCGCCGGGCAGCTTGACGGCGGCCGACACGAGCTCGCGCACGGCGCGCGCGGTGACCACGTAGGCGGCGCCGACCTCGGCGGCGATCGCGGCGGCGGCGCGCGCGACGTCCTCCTCGCTGAGGATGTCCTGCGCGAGCCGACGGGTCACGGCGACCTCGATCTCCGCGGTGCTCTTGCGGTCCTGGAGCCACGCGAGCATCGCGGCGACCTTGGCGCGGATCTTCGGCTCGATGCGCTTGATCAGGCGCGCGAGCTCGGCGCGGTCGCTGCGCGCGACCTTGGCGACGTCGCGGGACGCGGCGTCGGCCTCGAGCTCGGCGGCGGCGCGCGCCACGGCGGCGGCGTCGTGCGCGACCTTGGCGACCTTGGCGACCTTGGCGGCGCGGCGGCGGCGGGCGTCGGCGCGCTCCAGCTCGGCACACTCCGCGGCCTTGCGGCGGCGGCACGGCGAGCAGTCGCAGGCCACTGCGCTACCCCTTCACCACGCACAACCACGCGGCCTCGGCGGGGTCGGTGGCGACGCGAATGATCGGGCGCGTGCGAGTTGCGCCGGCGACGGAGAAGGTGATCTTGTCGTGCGCCTTCGGTGCGACGGTCCCGCCGGCGATGCTCTTGGCGGTGACCATGATGACGGCCTCGTCCTCGCCGATCATGCGTCCGCCGACGAGCTGGCCGACGTTCTCGACCGCGATCCCGCGGCACGGGTAGCTCGTCTCGGTGCGCTCGCGGCCGCCGGCGAGGTTGCCCTCGGTGCGGTTGCCGGCGGCGATCGATACGAGCGTGACCGAGGGGAGGCCGGGCGAAACGGCGCGATGGATCTCGCCGGCGATGTCGATCCCGAAGATCCGGGGCATCACATGCCCCCGGTCAGGTCGTAGTTGTCGGCCGTGTCGCACGGGTCGAACGCGCTCTCCGCGTCGGTGCCGGAGACGCGGGGCGCGAGCGCGGCGGCGGCGCCGGCGACGCTGGCGAGGAACGGTCCAACGAGCTCCTGGACGATCTGCGGGAACCTGCCGGCGGCGCGCGGACCGAAGAACTCGACCCCGACGCCCTTGGCGTCGACCTTCTTGACGTTGGAGCCCGCGGACGCCGCGCCGAGCACTGACGGGTCATCGGCGAGGAGCGCGGCGAGGTTGGCGTTCGCCAGCTTGGCGGCGGTGAGCGAGGCGGCCTCGGTGACCTCGTCGCCGGCGTCGTCGGTCAGCCCGGAGCGCGGGAACGCGGTCGCCTGGCCGTCGACGGCGGGGTCGCCGTCCCAGGTCTGGCGCTCGAGCATGTCCATCGCCGAGCCGATCAGGCGGCTGCGATCGGTGTCGCCGAGCGCGCGATAGGTCGCGGCGTGGATCTGGAACGCGAGGATCTCGTCGGCCTCGGCGAGGCTGACGTAGGTCGTCTTCGTGTAGAGGCCGACGGTGATGGTCGCCATGATCAGTCCTCCTCGTCGATCGGGTCGTCCTCGTTCGGCGCGGCGCCGGCGCCGGCGTCGAGCTGGTCGTCGTCGCCGGCATCGTCGTCAGGCGCGGGGCGGAGCGCGGAGAGCTCGTCGGGGCTGCGGACCGGGCGCGGGCTGAGGCCCTGCGACGTGCGGACCTCGTCGACGGCGGGGTCGTCGCCGTGCGGGTCGGAGGCGGCGAGGTCGCGCAGCATGGCGGCGAGCGTCTCGGGGTCGCGCGCCAGGAGCCCGGCGGGCTGCGGGCGCGGGAGGAGCTCCTCGGGGATGTTGTTCAGCGCGCCGACGGGGACGACGAGGTCGCGATAGAGCGCCTCGGCGATGTCCGCGAGGATGCCCTCGACGAGCATGATCGCGAGCTCGGCCTGCTGCTTCGACAGCGCGAACGATCCGCGGCCGCCCTCGCCGGCGAGTAGGACTTGCGCGCCGAACAGCGCGGCGAGCGCGAACCGCTCGCGGGCGATCGACTTGCCGAGCGCGTCCTCGCCGCTGGCGTCGCCCTTGAGCAGCTCGACGCTGTAGGCCGGCGAGCTGGTGGCGGAGCCGTCAGGGTTGCGGTGCGGCTCGCTGTCGAGCATGTAACCCGTGTCGTGGCTGCGGACGTGGTGCTCGATGATCGCCTCGAGAGGGGCGATGATCGCGGCGGCCTCGGCGGGCTTGACCTCCTTCGACGCGACGGCGCGACGGAGCGCGGAGAGCGGCGCGCGGACGACGGGCACGCCGCGGAGGTTGGTCTCGTAGCCGATCGCCTCGAGCCACTCGAACCGATCGAGGCGGTGGACGCCGGCGACGGCCTGGCGGAGGAGCCCGAGGCCGATCGGGCTGTCGGTCATGGCGTCGTCGACGACGTAGATCAGCTTCTTGCGGCTGATCGGGATCGTGCGCCCGGTCTCCGGGTCGCGCTGGACGACTCCCACGATCTCCCGCGACCGAGGGTCGCGGATCCAGCGGTCGATCGTGTGCATCGGCCGGACCTGGACGTCGGCGACCCCGAGGTAGCCCGACCGCTTCCGCTCGACGGCCCACTCGGCGAGCATGGCGCCGTCGGGGAGGAAGTTGGCGAGGCTGCGCACGACGCGGCGCCAGCTCGTCGCGCCGTTGGTGCATGCGTCGCGGACGCGCTCGGCGACGTCCTCGGCCTGCGCCTGGCTGGCGGCGTTCGGCGCCGCGGGCCATCGCCAGTCGACGCGGCCGGCGAGCCCGAGGAGCAGGCGGATCGCCGTCCCGACCCCGCCGGAGTTGTTGGCCTTGAGCTCCGAGAAGGTCCGCCACCGGGCCGAGCCCTGCAGCTTCGGGTTGGTCTCGCGCGTGCTGACGATCCCACCGAACAGCGGCGTCCCGGAGACGCCCGCCATCGCGAACGGGCGCGCGATCGGCGTCGGGTCGGCGGCCTTGTCGACGTCCAGCTCGGCGGGCGCGGGCGCGCCGGGCTGGTACGTGCGCGCGAGCGCGGCGTCGATCCTGGCGATGATCGCGTCCGCGGCTGGATCGGTCGCGGCGGCGGCCTTGGCGACGCGCGAGCTCGGCGAGCTGGGGCGGCGGCGTGCGGTGGTCTTGCGGGCCATGGGTCAGGTCCTCCCGAACAGCCGCTCGAGGCTGCGATCGAGGTACGGGTTACGCTCGGCCGCGCGCTCGTCGGCGCGGCGGATCGGCTCGAGGTCGGCGGCGACCTCGGCGGGGTGGCGCGCGCCGGCGACGCGGACGAGGCGCGGCGCGGAGCCGGCGAACGACTGCGCGCCGGTCGCGCGCGTGACGCGGTAGCGGGTCTCGTCGGCGATGTGGTCCTCGGCGGTCGTGTCGACGTCGTCGAGATCCTTGGGGCTGCGGGGGAGCGCGGGGATCGTGCGGATGAAGTCCGGGCACGCGGAGGTGACGAACAGGCCAGGCTTCTCGCGGTACCCCTCGGCGTTCGGGAGCGCGGCCTTGAAGGCGTCGCGCATGGCGCGCCACCCGTTGTGGCGGCTGCCGGGCGCCTTGTCCGCGCGCTCCCAGGTGACGCCGCGGCTCGCCATGTCGCCGGCGACGGTCTTCGACGGGTCGCGCTGGTCGCCGGAGTAGATCGCGGTGTCGGCGGGGCCGGGGAGCACGAGGCCGGCGACGCCGGCGCCGCGCTCGCGCTCGATGATCCCGTCGGCGATCTCGGTCGCTGGCATCTGCAGGCCGACGTTCGGCTCGTCGGTGCGGCACCCGTACCACTCGGCGACGCGGATCAGGTCGCCGCGCACGGGGCCGATCTCGCGCCCCTCCCACATGACCGGCTCGCCGTTGCTCTGTGCCCACCACCCGACGGAGAACGGCTTGGCGCTGCCGTGGTCGTAGGAGCGATCGATGCGCCACCCGTCAGGGATGGCGTGGAGCGGGATCGGTGGGAGCACATGGATCGCGGAGCTCCATGCGTCGTCGAACATGCCACCGGCGACGATGTCCCAGTCGCCGGCGATCCAGGCGGCCTCCTGCGACGGGTTGGCGGCGGAGGCGCGGATCCGGTCGACGTAGCCGGGATCGGCGTCGAGCAGGATCCGGTTCTCCGTCAGCCTGCCGTGGATCGCGACGCGGTCCGGCTCTCCGGGCGTGACGATCACGGGGCCGATGCAGGAGCTCGACGGCACGGGGAGGCGGAACCGCTTCTTCACCCATCCGTGGCCGATCCCGTAGGGGTTCGTCGTCGCGCGCATGCGCCGCGGGACGTCCGGGTTGCTCGAGCGCAGGCACGAGAACATGGAGCGGTAGCACTGATCGTCGGGCCAGGTCGTGAGCTCCTCGAAGGCGATCCACGGGTACTCGTGGCCGTGGTAGCGGTAGTAGTCGGCGGGGCGCTCGAGGAACCGGAGGAGCAGCGTCTCACCCGTAGGCCAGCGCCACTCGTGCGCGCTGGCGTTGTAGGTCGCCTCGGGGAAGATCGCCGAGAACCACCGGCGCGCCTTGACGATGACGTCCGAGAGCTCGGGGAACGTCCGGCGGAACAGGATCCCGCGCCACCACGAGCCGAACCCGCGCCCGGTGAACTGCGCGAAGTCCATCAGGAGCGCGTCCGTCTTGCCCGGTCCGCGGCCGCCCTCGTAGAGGGCCTCGGTGACGGGGCACGCGAGGAACGCGGTCTGCGACCCGGCCTGCGGCTTCCACGCGACGCGCGGCGCGGTCGGGCGCGGCGGCGAGGCGGTGACGGCGACCCCGCCGGACACGGCGGAGGCGGACATCAGCCGCCCCCGGTCTCGTCGGTCGGCTCCGAGGCCGGCGGCGTCGTGGCGGCGAGCTCCGTCGCGGCGACTCCGCCGAACGTGCGCGCCCACTCGTCGGCGGTCGCCGGCTGCTGCGCGACGACCAGGACGCCCGTCTGGATCGTGCCCGAGTGCTCGACCTTGTCCGGCTCGTTGAGGCCGTCCAGCTTCGCCAGGTCGGCGACGAGGTCACGGGCGAGGCGGGCGTCGCCCTCGAGCTCGGCGGACGCGAGCAGGCGGACGAGCGTTGCGCGGTGCTGGTCGCGGCGCTCGCGGCGCTCCTCGGGCGTCGGCCGGTGCTCGGCGCGGACGCGGGCGAGGTCGTTGTAGACGGTCCGCTCGTCGACGTCGAACCGCTCGACGATCT